ATTATTGGAGTAGCTTTTGATTATGATAACGACCAAATAACTTTTTACAAAAATGGTGTGTCGCAAGGAACAGCTACATCTTTAGGAATTAATACAGATTTAAGTTTTCCAATGGTAGGTGTTGTTTATGCTGGTGCTTCAATAGATGTAAACTTTGGCAACGGCTACTTTGGCACAACACCAGTAGCTAGTGCTGGTTCAAATGGTAATGGTGCAATCTTTGAATATGATGTGCCAACTGGTTACTACGCATTAAACACTAAAAATATTAACATATACGGATAAGGATAAACTATGGCATACACAACAATAAATAAATCTAGCGAATATTTTAATACTATTACTTGGACAGGAGATAGTACTACACCTAAAAATATAGAAGGTGTTGGTTTTCAACCTAATTTAATATGGGGTAAAATTAGAAGTCAGACTTATTCTCATCAAATTTATGATACAGTTAGAGGATTTGGTAATGATAAAGAATTAACACCTAATAACACAAATGCTGAAGGTGGAACTAATGCTGAACAATATGGTTATTTATCAGCAGTAACTTCAGATGGTTTTACAGCAGTTAAAGGTACAGATGCTGCTGGTTATGATTATTGGAATGAAAGTCCAGATACCTACGTAGCTTGGAACTGGTTAGCTGGTGGAACAGGAGTATCAAACACAGACGGAAGTACAACATCAACAGTTTCAGCAAATCAAACTTCAGGTTTTAGTATTGTTAAATGGGTAGGTGTTGATACCACTGTTGGTCACGGATTAAATGCTGTACCTGAAATGATTATTGTTAAAAATTTAGATGATGCATCTCATTGGATTGTTTATCACAAATCAATAGGCAATGGTAAATTTATAACTCTTAATGAAGCTGATGGTGAACAGACAAATTCAGGTGCGTGGAACGCTACTTCTCCAACATCAAGTGTTTTTACTGTTGGTTCAGCATTAAATAATGCAAATTATATAGCTTATGTTTTTGCACCAAAAAAAGGCTTCTCAAAAATGGGTAGCTATGTCGGAAACGGCTCTACGGACGGAACATTTGTTTACACAGGATTTAAACCAGCTTTTGTTTTATTTAAAAAGACAACTGGCAGTTTAGCTGATTGGCAACTTTGGGATAATAAAAGAGACCCATATAATCCTGTTGAAAAAGCATTGCATCCAGACATTCCTAATACAGCATCAACAGACCAAGATATAGATTTTTTAAGTAATGGTTTTAAATTAAGAAGTTCAGTAGCACATACTAACGAAACTGGAGTAAATTTTATATATCTAGCATTTGCGGAACAACCATTAGTAGGAACTAACAATGTTCCAGCTACGGCAAGATAATTTTTAATTAAGCATCAAAGCTTAATCTTAATCAACAACAACAACAAATAATAAGGAGAGTTCACTATGTGGGACAATTATTTTAAATCATTAGAAGATATGTGGTCATACAAATCTTGGAAAGCTTCTGTTCTTAATTGGAATAAGAAAGTTTTAAAATTTGTTAAAGATGCATTTGAAGACATAACTTCTCATAGAGACGATAAAAAAGAAGACTAATCTGCGATGGCTAAAAAGAGAAAAGTTTCAGTCCGTCAATACGCAGAAGTATCTGCTGGAGTGAGACTTTCCTCTCACGAGAAAATTTGTGCCGAAAGAATGAAATTACTTCACGAAGCTATTAAAGAAATTAAAATTGAAGTTAAATCATTAAGACAAGATGTTTCTAAAGGTAAAGGTGCAATTAGCGTACTTATATTTTTAGGAACATTATTAGCTGGACTTGTAGGGTTTTTCAAGTGGAATGGCTAAAAGAAAATTTGATCTAAACAAATCAGATCACGAAACAAGAAGTCGATTTAAAAAAACATCAATATCAAAAAACAAAACTAAAATTAAATGGTCTTCTATGAATAAACACAAAAGGAGACAAAAGAAAAAATGAAATTTATGTTAACGTTGTATCTCTATACAACAATTAGTGGTAGCCCAGTAATTTTAGAAAGAGGTGTGTCTCCACAAGAGTACCCAACTTATTACGATTGTGTTTCTGATGGTTATATAACTGCATACACAAAAATAATGAGTTTAGGAGTTGAACAAGTAGATTCTAAAAAATTAGGCATAAATTTTGAATGCAAACAAGTGAACAATACCTAAAGGAGAAACAATGACAAGACGTGGTTTATATGCAAACATTAATGCTAGAAAGCGTGCTGGGACTTCAAGACCTAAAAGCAAAACTACAATTTCAGCTAAAGCATACGCAAAAATGAAAGCTGGTTTTCCTAAAAAATAATTATGGCTAATCGAAACTATAGAGAAGAATATAGAAAATATCAAAGTTCTACTAAATCAAAATTAGATAGAGCTTCTAGAAACAGAGCTAGACGTAGATTAATGGCTTTAGGTGCTGTTTCTAAAGGTGATGGAAAAGACATAGATCATAAAAATAAAAACCCAAGAGATAACTCAATGTCTAATTTAAGAGTTACTTCAAAAAAATTAAATAGAGGTAAATACCGTGTGGCTTAATTTATTACCTACATTATTAAAAACAGGTTCAGAAATTTACAAAAACAAACAAAAAACTAAAATTGCTATTTCAGAAGCTGAGTTACTTCACGCGGAAAAAATGAAAAAAGGCGAGATTGCATTTACTGGTAAAATATTTGAAAACCAGAAAAACGACTGGAAGGACGAATTTGTACTTTTAACAATTTCAAGTCCTCTGTTTTTGCTTGCTTGGTCTGTGTTTGCAGAAGATGAGAAAATGCAAGAGAAGATTGACTTGTATTTTCAAAAATTACAAGAGATGCCTTGGTGGATAGTTGGCTTGTGGGTCAGTGTCGTAGCGGCAATTTACGGACTTAAGGCTACGGACGTAATAAATATGAACAAAAAATAATAAAGGAGATTAATTATGTTTAAAAAGTTTTACAATTGGATTTCAAATTTATTTAACAAAGAATGTAAAGATTTAGAAGAAACATTAATATTAACTGAACAAGTAAACCTATGTCCTAAATGTAATAAGAATTATGGGTGTCAATGTGAGGATTAATATTTATGAAAGAAGATAAAGTATTACAAGATTTAAAAGTTAAACTAGAAAAACATCTTAACGATAAAGCTAAAAACAAAAACGTAAAAAAACAATCTGAAAATAAAAAAATAATTAATGCTGTTAAAAAAGATGTTAAAAAGCTTAAAGACTCACAAAGAGATATTAAATTTGGAAAAGGAACTCATTAATGCAGGGACATTCCAAGAATATGATTACACTTGCGAAGACGCTGAGTGTGAATGGAAACAAATAACTGAATATTGGAGAAAATGAGTAACAATAATAATAATAACATAGAAAAAAAATTATCAGAATTACACAATCAATTAACTGATAAATTACTAGAAAGAATAAGAGATCCAGAGGTAAAAGCTTCTGATCTTAACGTTGCTAGACAGTTTTTAAAGGATAATAATATAGATTGTGTCCCTACCGAAACTAATTCGATAGGAAAACTAGCAGAGGAGCTCCCATTTAAGCTTTCTGACATAATGCAAGGTAAAGGAGACGTAACCCAATAAACGTTAAAAAAAGACCCCTATTTGAGTCTTTAAAGGGTATAAAATGAAAGAAATAACCCAAGATTTTAGGAATTTCTTGTATATCGCTTGGAAACACCTAAATCTGCCAAGTCCAACACCCGTTCAATTTGATATAGCTGAATATTTACAGAATGCACCAAGACGAGCAGTTATTCAAGCGTTTAGGGGTATAGGTAAATCTTGGATTTGTAGTGCATTTGTTTGTTGGAATTTATTACGAAACCCAGATTTAAAATTTTTAGTAGTGTCTGCAAGTAAGACTAGGGCAGACGACTTTAGTACATTTACCAAAAGATTAATTATGGAAATGGATATCCTAAAGCATTTAACACCTAGATCCGACCAAAGGGGTAGTAACGTTTCCTTTGATGTGGCTCTAGCTAAAGCGGCACACTCTCCGTCAGTTAAATCCGTAGGGATCACAGGTCAGCTTACAGGAAGCCGTGCCGATTTCATTATCTCTGATGACTGCGAAAGTTTAAACAACAGTTTAACTCAAAGTATGAGAGACAAGCTTACAGACAATGTAAAAGAGTTTGAAGCTGTGTTATCTCCTAATGGTAAAATTATATTTTTAGGTACTCCACAGTCAGATATGTCTGTGTATAATGATCTGCCATCAAGAGGTTACCAAACTAGAATATGGACGGCTCGTATGCCTGAGAATAATAAATTATCTCGGTATGATCAAAAGTTAGCACCTTACATTATAAATAATAATTTTAAAGAATTTGATCCAATAGATCCCGACAGATTTAATGATTTAGAATTAAAAGAAAGAGAAGCCAGCTACGGACGTAGTGGTTTTGCTTTACAGTTTATGTTGGACACTACATTGTCTGATAAAGAAAGATACCCGCTTAAATTAAGCGACTTAATAGTTATGGACATTAACAATACTATTGCCCCAGTAAAATTAGCTTGGGCAGGTAGTCCAGAATATGTATGTGAAGATTTACCGTCAGTAGGATTTACTGGAGACAAATACTACAAACCTATGTTTAAGTCAGAAGACTTTGGAGACTACAAAGGTTCAGTTATGTCTATAGACCCTGCTGGTCGTGGTCAAGACGAATTGGCGATTGCCATAGTTAAACAATTGGGTGGCAATCTATTCGTGCAGAACTGCACGGGGTTAAGTGGTGGGTACACAGAAAGCAATCTAACTAAGATCGCTACTATGGCAAGAGACGCTAAAGTTAATATGATTATTGTGGAAAGTAACTTTGGTGACGGTATGTTTACACAATTGTTAAAACCAATAGTCCAAAGATATTATCCTGTGACTATTGAAGAAGTTAATCATACCAAACAAAAGGAACTAAGGATTATTGATACCTTAGAACCTGTGATGAACCAACATAGGTTGGTTGTTAGTCCACAGTTAATACGTCAGGATTTTGATACTAAAGATCCTAATTATCAATTGTTCTACCAGATGACTAGGTTGACTAGGGATAGGGGCTCATTAAGAAATGATGACCGACTAGACGCTTTGTCTATTGCCGTAGCTTATTGGGTTGAACAAATGGCGGTCGACAGTGAGACACAATTGAATGATCACAGGGATAGACTTTTGAAGCAAGACCTAGAGAAGTTCTTGCAAGGAACTCTAGGAAATAGACAAAAAGGGGATCTGTGGTTTTAAGATAAGACAAATAAGACTACTAACAAATACTGTTATCAATCCGATTAGTATATACTATAGTGTATATATCTATAGTATTAGTATTAGTATTAACTCTAATAGTAGAACACTGTGTTCATAGTGTATACCAGCTGGGATCAACATATAGTGTGGTAGAAGTAGACGCTGACTACCAATTCTACAGAAATAGTCAAATAAGCTAGTATTGGCGTAAGGACTTAACGAGTGGTTTAACTCGTGTGTTGTAGGATTGTCCCTTTTACGCAACTATTTTGTTTTTGTTAAAAAAATCTGAAAGGGTATCTCGTTGGCATTGACTGTCAAAAAACCCCCGTACAACCCCCAATTGTATTTTTAAAGTGTGCAATTCAAACACTTAGCAATAACAATAAACACCACAAAGGATTGTATATACTTTGTGAATAGGGCTTAACGAGTTGATTTATTTTTAGTTGGCGGGTCTTTAAGTGACGAGGTGTATCTGTTTTTTTTTTAAAACCCGTTAAGAGTTAATTAGTTTTGGACACCAATAACCCTTAACGAGTTTTAATCTACTACTAGCTAGATTTAGTAATTACCTTAACAATGGGCTTTCCGTTGTTGTAAGTTATATCTTGATTAAAGTCAGGGAACGGGAAAGACAGTTGAACGGGTTTAGTTTCGTTTGCGTCCTTCCCTGAGGTTATAGGTTTAACTCGTTCCACTACTTTATAAGATATTTTCTTAACTCTAATAAAGCCATTTTGTTTTGTTTTTTCTATTATTGTTTTGTTTATCACTGTGTCTACCTTTCATTAGTTGTTGTTGTTGTTGTTTGGTATGCCAAAGGGATATTTTCCCTCGTTCTTATTGCCCGAACACGTCTGATTTTTAACGGCTCGGCTAGTCTTAAAGTCGGGACACTAAAAGATATATTTCTAAATCTTTTATTGAATTGAACTTTAAAACTTTCCACTTTCCGAGTATTGACAGTTTTTTTCTCGATACTCGTTAAATGAAATCTATTCAAAATCGGGTAGTCTGATTTGTTTAAAGATACCCATTTAATGAAGTCTTTATGGTGTGTTCTCATATTCATAGAATTAGACTTAGCAAAAATACATAGTGCGTGAGTAAATTCTAAGTATCTATAAATTGTAGTTGCTGAGATATTGCCTTTAAATAATCTAAATTCGATTGTTTTAGACAAATCAGTATTTAATACTGAGTATCTTTCAGGGTCATTAAAAGCAAAATATTTTAGATCGTGTCGTGGCTCAGTTTTTGCGAAAGTCGTGTCGTGTTCTAAATCTCGACCCGCAATACTACAAACATAATCAAAATTATCTTTAAGGTTTAAGAACTGTCCGATTAAACCAATTTGATATTTAGTAAATAAATGTTTTGGTACGTGGACGTGTAGCCCAGTCTTTTTATCTCGGTATGAAAATAAATGATCTCGAACATTTTTTTCAAACTTATACCAATAATCTGTGTACTTTGCATAAGCTAAAGTCATTGGTACTATATTTATTTCTAAACCATTATTTCCTAAACTTCCGTCAGATTTACAAATAGCCGTACCTGACAAAATTTCTTCTTCTAATCTTTTAATAATATTTTTACTTGCTCGATTAGATTTATTTACTTCTAATTCAACACCTAGATATAAATTATCTTGTTTGTTTTTTTCATAAGGTAATTGGGCATAAGGCAACCCGTCTACAATCTTATACTGATAACTTCTTAATCGGTTATTATTAGATGTTAAATTAATGCTAGGATATTTTTCTAAAGTTTCACTATCATTCTCAAATACAATAGTTTTTTTACTTGAAATATAAAAACACTTAACGACTTGCCCCTCGTTTAATTTAGAGTAGCCCAAAGTTTGAGTACCTAAGGCAATAGGATTACAAACATATAAATTATTAAAACCTTTATTACCTACAAATAATAATAGATTTTCCTTTTCTATATGA